ATCTGAGTTTGAACTTGGTAGTTATATGCTTTCGATATTTTGGAGTTTTGCTCTAAAAATCCTTTGATTGAGTATTGACATTTAGCGTCCCCTGTCCAAACACCTTCCTCGTAAGCGTCTGGAGTTGCACTCAAATAGTCATTTACTTTGAATGATTCCTGTCTGCCTGTCTCAAAATTAAAGTTATGCTGACCGCCTTTTTCTTGTATCAATATATCTAAGGCTGCGGATTCGTTATTTATACCGTGATACATAGCGCTGGTCGTTATATCTGGTTTGCAGTCTACTAGACCTAATGCTATTTCATAAATATAACTTAGCCTAGTAGCTCCAGTACCTTCGGCGCATAACTTTGAAACGCCACTTGCTGAGAATCTGCCTTTATTTTCCATTAAGTTCTAATTTACGTTTAGTGAACTTCTCTATTGTAGCTGCATCTTTTGGATTAACCTCGCTGAATAACTTAGTTAGGTCGCCTTGAGTTTTGCAGCCTAATAATCTGTTATCTACGTCTATTTTTGGTCTATTGTCCTGACTATCGAAGTCTAGATTATTGTCAGTAATACCGAAAGCTGATGTTTTTAAATACCTTTCCGTATAAGTTACGCACCCACCTAGCTGCTGTGCTATATTTGTAGCTTTTATTTCAGGTATTGCAGTAGCCATTTCAAAGTTTAAACTATCGCCAGTTTCTAAGTCAAAAATAGTAAGCACTCCAAAAACTCCCAATTCGTTTCTTTTTAAATCAAACTTTGTCATCAGTTGGTTACTATTGCAAACCGACTGGACAAGGTATTCAATTTGACTAGGCGTGAAATACTCATAATTTGAGTAAGTGTTTTTGCCTTCCTTTTTTAGTTTGGATTCTTTGATTTCTTTTTTAGCCTGAGCTATCTTTTTTACAAGTTCTTTCATTTGTTAATTGGTTTTATTGTGATTAATTACTTTTTCGATTCTGACTGTCAACCATAATGGCATTGACTTTTGATTTTCTTTGCGCTCAAAATACTCTTGAATGTCTTCTAGTAGTTCTAGTTTTTGGCATGGCTTGTCAGCTGGTTTATACTTATCTATGATAGATTGTGCGCTATCCATAAGGCTATCTAGTTCGGGTAAAGTTTGATTAAATACGTTCATGTCTTTTATTTTTAAAGGTTATCTATAATCTGTATCGTCCTTTCCGTTATATTCTGAATCAAAGGTCAAGCCTTCAAAGAAATTAGTTAACTTATCAAGTTCAGTAACTAGGTCTATTGAATCCATATCTATAAAATGAAATGTAGTTAGCTCGATAATGTCATCGCATTCGTCTTCGTCATGACCGTAATTGGTTAACCCAGCTACATAATTAACTATAAGTTTGACTCTGCTATCAGTCTCTGCGGACACTGCTATAATAGTAGGTTCTGCTTTCCAGTCAGTTTCTGATGTAATTAATGATGCTAAGGCGTAACCGTATGCAGTCGCTTCTAAATTGTTTGTGAAATTTTTTAACATGATTATTTATTTAGTTTGTGATTAATTTTTATTTTGTCATTAATTGATTAAGTCTATATGCTTCCAATTTGTCAAACTTTGCAGCAAATACGCCAGAAACCCAAACAAACCCATTTTCAAATTTTTGGATTTCATTTACAGGTACTATCATTCCGCTTGAAGTAAGTGCTATTTTGTTGTCATTAAATTCTACTGCCATAAGTTTTACTGACTTTGACTCTATTAATGCTTTTTCTCGTGCTTGAAATTTTTGAAGTAAGTTCATGTGATTAATTTTAGTTTGTGATTAATTATGGTGCAAAGATATATCAACTTTAAATATATGCAAGTTAAAAAAACTTAAATATATATAAGTTGTTGATTTATAATAAGATAAAACTAAAAATATTTTATTTAGCCAATAGAAAAAAGTTCTTTTTATGCTCTTTTGGGTTGATTTTAAGGTCAATTTCTATGCCGAGAAACTCGCAAATAGTCAAAGTATCTTCTAAACTTATATTGACTTCACCATATAAATATCGGTGTGTAGTCGGCTCTGATTTTCCTATGAGTTTAGCTAACTGAGCTACGGTATAGCCTTGCTTTTGGCGCTCTTTTAATATTGTTTCTAGTATCATTTATTGTTTATGTATTCGTTAACTGTATTTTGAAATTCACTAAACGTATAGCAGATAGTGTACTTGTAATTAAATATTTTGCACTTGCGCTCAAATAGCTTTTGCGAGTCTGACTGCCGACCTTTCTCATACTTCATTTCAATAAATAGTCCGTTATGCTCTTTATTCCCATACATTAGAAACAAATCTGCAACGCCTGACATAGTACCTTCAGCTTTTAATATCTTGGCTTCTATCAAAGTTCTGCGACCTCCGTTGGGAATGGAGAATAAAATGTACATTGGATATTGAAGTTTAAACCAATTCACGCAGGCTATCTGTAATTTACTTTCATTGTGCTTCATTTGTCTAATCTATTTAATGAATATCCGTTTTCTTTTGCCCATAACGGCTCTAATTCTATTTTACTATGGCATTCTCTGCATACTCCTAAAAAGTATCTAGTATCGGTCAATAGTTTGCCTATTCTGCCTTTTTTGTGGTGTACTTCCGTTGGCAATTCTTTGCAGCTATTAACTTGACAAAACATTAATGATTGCAAAAATACTTTTCTAACTTTCAAATACTCTTTATTTTCACTACTTCGCTTATCACTTACTTTTTTAATAGGCTCAGGACTTTCAAACCATGAATAAAAACACTTGCAGCCGCTTGTACCTAATCCGTATTTTGAAAAATAGACTTTCATACCACCACGCTCTGCATATTCTAATGGCTTTCCGCATCCACTAAATTTAGCTTTTCCAGTTCCTTTACAGACTTTCATTTATCAGTATTTATCATCATTTAGTTTTAATTTGTTTTACAAAAAGTTCGTAAATCTGAGAGTTAGGTGCAAGTGCTACATTAGTGCTTCGTATCAAACTTTCCTGTTCAAAAATTTTAAATAAAAAGCCACCGCACTTTTGTTTTTTCAAAACAATTTAGGTTCTAAGTATTTGTCTTTAATCTCATAACTTGTATCATAATTTTCGTTTTGTCCTTTTGGGTATGGGTAAATAATAAAATGATTTTTAATTATTTTAGTATTGTGCTTTCTAAAATTCTTATATCCAACCACATAAAAATATCTATGCTTTCTTTCTTGCTTTACTATTTCTCCACCATTTTTCACCCAATTTTCATTTTTAGTTAACTTGCTATCAATATCAAAATTCAAGGCAATCATATTTTCGGGTATATGTCTTTCGTGATATTCTTTACCATTAAAAAAGAACTTATTTACTCCTCTTTTGTCTTTTTGGTTTACCCTTCCAACACCCGTGTAAATCCAATTTGTCGCTTGATAAATATAACCATTATGTTTTTGGTTTGCATCTGAATATGAAACAATAACTTTATTACCAAGCATTCTTAAACATTGTGATACAAAAAAACTTAGTGAGTTCTTTTCTAACCCATCATTTGTAATCAATCTATTTAATTCGCAGTAAGTTCCTTTATCAAATAGTTTACTAAAAAATGGTGTTGGTGGCATACCAAAGGTGCATACTCCAATTATTTCTTCTCCATCAACAAGGGCAAAAGATTTCATTACATTACACTTTCTTTTAGCGTAGTGCTTATTCAATAACCACTCTTCGGTTTTCTTTGATGGTACTTCAATCACTTTATATTTATTTAAAATTCCCAAGCTTTTTTTTATTTAAAATTTTTGTTTCGTTCTTCGTATCAAGTTTATCCTAAATTAACCGCACCAGCAGGTAACAGCACCTATACGCAATTTTGCCACCGCACAAAGCCGCAAAACGTTATATTCTATTTTATAAACCTATTCTTTTCCTGTCTAATCTGCCAATACAGCTGAGTGAATAAGGTCATTATACGTCTATTAGAGTTCGCTAGTGTCTTTGTTTCTCCGTTCATGTCCTGTTCGTCTATTATGTTATTAACAGCGTCAAAGTCGGTATCATTAAGTAGCTTTATTTGCTCGATTATTTCTTTTATTTTTAATTCCATTGTTTTGTTTTAATCAATTTTTAATCCTTCATCGTTTAGAAGTTCATGTAGTTTTTGTCGAACCTCTTCTATAGCTTTGTAAGCGTCATCTGATAATGCTTCATGCTTTAATCTATTGCGTAAGTACTGGCTATAATCCCAAACTATACTATGCCACTTACTAGCATTAATACATAACTCTAATTCGTGCTGCTCCTCAATAGTGTTAAATTCAATCGTTACTTTTGCCATTTTTTATTTTTTATGGGTATTCGCAATGTTGTAGTTATATTTTCTCTATTTCGGTTTTAACTTCTAAGTAAAGATTATAAATATCATCATTTGCGTAATATGCTACCCTTAATATTTCAATAACTGCAATCAAAGCACATTGTTTGGCAGTGTATTCGTCAATATGACCCTGATAACAATTTAACATTTTATCTACTAATTCTTCTGCTTTTTCTTTTGCCGTCATCGTGATTAATTTTTACAAAGTTAGTGTTTATTTATTTGTTGTAAGTTAAAAATACTTTAATCGTTAAACGGGTTACTAGGTGTTAAATCTATTTCGTTTACTCTCAAAATTGTAGCTAATGAATCCAATCCACTAAACTTAAATCGCCTTGACTTCCAATCATATTCAAATAGTGAAGTTCCTTTTTTGCCTACTTGCTTTTGACGTTTAATCTTTAATGCTTTAAACTCACATTGGGCATTGCTAGGGTCTGAACTTGCAAGCGGTCTATGATATACGTAAATATTGTCCATTTTATTATTCCACATTGCACCGCCTGCTAAATCGTAAACGTCAGGACATGGATAGTCATTTGCTCCATACTTTTGCATTGCTTTAGGGTGTGCAACTATTAATCCGAATACATTGTTTTGAACGCTGAATTTTTTATACTTAGATAGGAACTCAGATAAGTATCTATCATCTCTGCCATTCTTAGAATCATAATCGTTATGTAATTGATTAAATGGGTCAATCACCACTCCATCTATTTTTTCCTTTATAATCAATTCTAAAAAACGCTCTTGTATGTATTCAGGCGTTGGGTCATTGTCAATTGGATAAACATTAAAAAAATGTTTACTTACTAAATCATAGGCATTCTCATAAGTGTAACGACCTACTCTATTTGTATTCTCAGGCTTTGTGCTTGCGCCTACTAATATTTCAACAAAGTCATCATAAAACTCCTCTGCAGGTTGATTCTCCGGACTGAATATTGCGAACTTTTCTTTAAATACAATTGCACGAATCAAAAGTATGTATATTAACATAGTTGTTTTTCCCATATTACCATGACCTGTAAACAAAGTTATTTCGCCTCGTTTCATTTTATAGCGTTCGTCAATCTCAGCTATTCCAATAGGGTCAAGTTTCTCATATCCTTTGTCATATAAGTCCATTGCTTTGTCCTTAACGTCAATTCCATATATAACGTCTTTAGGCTTAATGGATAAATCATAAATAGATAAATCAATCTCTATTTCTTTTTTGCTTACCTTATCAATTAGTATTGTATTTTCAAATTGAGCATTTCCAAACTTATTGCACTTATATGCTGACCTAATTGCTTGCCTTGCCTCAGTATCTGTGAAGTCTGAGCCTGTACTAACTTGACTTAATATTAAACTCTCGGCAGATTCTTGATGTATTCCAAAACGTGAACACGCTCCAGCCAACTTAAATATAAACAAATTACGCTCACCACTTCTAAACGCATCGCCTTTATTGGTTAGCCATTTCATAATATTATTGAATGTCTCATTTTCACTATCTATTCCTTTTGTCTGCTCTATACGCTCAACCTTTTTAATAGTTTTAAATATTTGAGCATCTCGATTAATGTATATCTCAGGGTCATAGCTTTCATAACATACCCTCGATTCATTAACTCCAGACTTATCAACCATTGGAAATATATCTGCAATAGCTCCGAAGTGTTCACGGTGTTTTTTTGGATTAGCAATTCTAAATAATGCTTTCAAACCATCTCCACTTGGTGAAACCCAGCAAGCATAGCAATAAGGATTTGATATTATTTCAGTTTGAAAGTCTCTAAGGTTTTCCAACTTATCAAAATCTAATACTATAAATCCAGAATTTTGAATGCAAGTTGTATCTGTTCGGTCTCCGTACTTCCCACTAAACACCACACAAGGCAAATCACGTTTTAGCTTATCTCGCTTTTCCTTGTCTAAGGTTGCACGAATAGCCTCTACTTTTTCTTTTGACTTGCCAGTGTCTATCCTTTCTAATAACTTATCAATTGATAAATAGTGTGGATTCTTAGTGTCATAAATGTTTTTATAAATTGTTGCTATCATTCTGGGAGTAAATATTTAGAATCGTATTTGTTTTGACGTACTACGTCGTTATGTTCTTTATGTGTTCTTAAATCTTGTTTTATCATGCTCATCGAACTATTAAACCAGCTTTCTAATTTAGGGTCAGTGTGATTAAATTTAGGTTTTTTGTCGATAGCGTCAAATACCCAACGCCGCAAAGTTAAATTATGATTTTTATATTCTTTGAATTGTTTTGGTTTTTCCAATCCCCAATCAGATAGGAAGTCAATAGCTTGGTTTGCTTTTTCTTTTGAATAATCCTCACAAAGTTTTTGATATTCAGATTCAGATAAAACTATGTTTGAATTTTTACCATGCCTATTCTTTATTTCTTCTCCTTCTTCTTCTTTCTTTCCTTCTTCTATTGGTGTCGTTTGAAATTCGTCTGCGTTTCGTTTGCGTTTCGTTTGCGTTTCGTCTGCGTTTCGCTCACCTTGATAAGTCTCATAATTACAAACAGTTAAGTGTGTCGTTATGTTATCAGATTTTACATCAATCATTTTGTCTTTTTGTAGCAAGTCTATGAAACGCCTTACAGCACTCTTATCCCAACCCCAACGATTTGACCAAGTCTCCATTGAATTTATACTTTGACCTCTCTTGACTTCGTATATTTTTCCTTTAATTATTGTCTTATTATCTGCAAAATTAGCTTGCATAATTATATCTATCCAAGCCTCTAATTTAGAGAATTTTCTACGCTCAGTATAAATCCAATGAGATTGAATTGACCTATTTAATTTAATCCAGCCAATCATATACTAATATTTTTTAGCGTGATTTAAAATCTTAATTATATAATCAAACTCATATTCATTAAAATTAAACCCTACAATATATTTGCCATTTCCATCATAAATTCTTTTAGTTAAAATGCCATTATTAGAAATAAACATAATTCTTGAACCATCTGTCCACCCTTTAGATTTATATATTCTTATATCTTTAAAGTCAATATCATTTTTTATATTTTCAACTTCTTTGTGACAATGTTCACACAATGAAACTAGGTTTTCAATTGGCTCTTCCCAAGCAAATTCTGCAGTATATTCAATGTGGTGTACGTGCAAAGTAGTTTCGCTATCTTTACATAATTTACAAGTAAATTTATCTCTATTTAATACCTGTAATCTTTTCTTTTGCCATTTAGGACTTTTTAATTGTTCTTTGTAGTTCATTATGTAGCTTTTTATAAAAAGGGCGTGTCGTGGATAAGCTACTAACCCCGATAGCGAAACTATCGTTACCTACGCCCTGTATTGTTTGAGTAAATTTGTTCATTATTGGTAGCTTTTATGAAGGCAAATATAATACTTATTTTTTAAATTGTTTAATTTATTTTTAGTATCTGAGATTTACCTTTTCACGTCTTCGATAATTGTATATTTCTTCTATTAAGGAAACGTACTGGTTTACATCATTGCAAACTTGTAATGCTGTTGGTTGTGTTTTTAACTTCTGTAAAAATTCGGTAAATTCAAATTGCGGTTTTTTAAATAAACGAACCATTGCAAATACAAA